ACTTTTGTAGTAGATAATAAAATATTTGCAAGTGCTAAAAGAGTGCATAGTACCTATGACTTTAGATCAAACACACATAGAGGTGCTGAAGCATATCCTTACAAAATAAATGATGAAGAAAGAGCATTAATTTTAAAATCTGCTCGTGCTTCAAAAGCATATATGTTAGGTGTTGACCATATCATATACAAAGGCAAACCATATATTTTAGAACTTAACGGTAGTCCAGGATCAGGTGCTGATTACGAAGGTTATCAGTATAAAGATTATTATTCCGATCCAGAACCATCTGGTAAAATAAATGGTGAAGAATTAATGTACAATGTAATTGATTGGGTTTCAACAAGAGCACATTGGGATAGACAATCACTTGTTGAATGTGGTTGGTTAGAAACAATTGACCTAGATGATTTAGGAAAAGTAAGATGTAAATTTGATACAGGTAATGGTTCTGAAGCGTGTGCTTTACACGCAGATGAAATTATATCAGACAAGAAAATTGTTAAATGGAAGTATGATGGAAAAGTTTATTCTAAACCTAGACACGGTACAAGTGAAGTCTTTAGATCAAATGCAACCAATGAAGCGTCAGAAAAAAGACCTACAATATTATTAGATATAACTTTTAATGGTTTTACATATGTAGGTGTAGAAGTAGGATTAGATAAAAGACCTAGATCAGGTTCAGATTTGCTAGTCAATAGAAATTTAATGCGTCAAATGAATGTAAGTGTAAACCCTAATAGAACCTTTGTTTTAAGTAAAAGATTGAAACCAATAGACAAGTAGCATTGACTTTATAGTCAATATGTGATATAACTATATTATAACAATAAGGAGAAATATAATGAGTGAAGTGAAAATATTAAGACTCTCTACTGGCGAAGATGTAATCGCTAAAGTAGGTGAGAACGATCAAGGGATTAGTCTAAAAAATCCTTTCGTAATAATACCTCAACAATCAGCACCAGGACAACCAGTACAGTTAATGATGTCTTTATACAATGCTTTTGGTAAAAGTGATACCATTACAGTTGGCAAAGATAAGATAGTTTTTACTACTGATCCTAAAGAGGAAATATTAAAATCTTACGAACAAAATACAAGTAGGATATTAACACCTAAATCAAGTTTAATAACAGAAACAAATATACCAACTTTGAAAAAGTGATAACAGTTAACTTTATACGGACAAATAATGAGAAAGTCCAAGTGAAGGTGCCTGTAGGTTGGACTTTAATGGAGGCAGCCAAACAAGCAAACTTGGCAGAAATACCAGCAGATTGTGGTGGGTGTTGTGCTTGTGCTACTTGCCATATATGGGTAGGTAATGCTTGGGTAAGTAAATTACCAATAGAGCAAAACTCTATGGAACAAGAATTAATAGAATATGAAAAAGGATATAAAGAAGGCACAAGTAGATTAAGTTGTCAAATATATCTTACAAAAGAATTAGATAATTTGACGGTGCATTTAAGAGATAATGAACTTTTATAAAAGTGTAATAGAAAATTATGGTAAACTTCTAGTTAGAGGTATACATAATGGTGAAGAATTTAAAGAGAAGATTGATTATAGTCCTACTCTTTTTGCAATTTCAAAAAATAAAACTGACCATAAATCTTTATTAGGTCAATATCTAAAACCAATTAAGTTTGACAATATCAAAAAAGCAAGAGAATTTAAAAGAACTTATAGTACAAGCAATGCACCTATCTTTGGTATGGATCGTTATCAGTATCAATATATTTCAGACAACTATCCTGAAGAAATAAAATTTTCAAAAGAACTTATAAAAATATTCACACTTGATATTGAGTGTACTGCTGAAAATGGTTTTCCAGATGTACAAAATCCAGTAGAACAACTATTAGCAATTACAGTTAAGAATCAATCCAATAAACAAATACTAACCTGGGGTGTCGGTGATTATAAAACCGATAGAACAGATGTAACTTATATTAAATGTAGAAATGAAAAGTCTTTGATTATGGAGTTTATGAAATTTTGGATGAAGAATTATCCAGATGTAATTACAGGTTGGAATACAAAGTTTTTTGACTTACCTTATTTGTGTAATAGAATTAAATTATTAACAGATGAAAAAGTTGTAAGAAAATTATCACCTTGGAATCTAGTAAGTACCGAAGAAATAGTTGTAAGAGGTAGATCACAATTATATTATGATATAGTAGGTATTACTATGTTAGATTACCTTGACTTATATAAAAAGTTTATACCTGTTAGACAAGAAAGTTATAAACTTGATTACATAGGTAAAGTAGAAGTAGGAATAAAAAAAGATGAGAATCCTTATGATACATTTAGAGAGTGGTATTCAAAAGACTTTCAATCGTTTATAGATTATAATATTAAAGATGTAGAAATCGTTGATAAACTAGAAGACAAATTAAAACTAATTGAATTAATCTTAAATATGTCCTATGAGGCAAAGATTAATTACCAAGATGTATTTTCACAAGTTAGATTTTGGGATACATTAATCTATAACTTCTTGCGTAAAGATAACATTGTTATCCCACCAAAAGAAGATAATATAAAAGATGAAAAGTATCCTGGTGCATATGTAAAAGACCCATTGGTCGGTATGCACAAATGGATTGTTTCGTTTGACATCAACTCGCTATACCCACATTTGATTATGCAATATAATATTTCTCCAGAAAAAATTATTGGTATGAAATCAGATGGTATAACAGTTAATAAGATGTTGAATCAAACAACGCCTCTAGCATATCTTAAAGAAGAAGGTGCTACTATAACACCTAACGGTGCGTTATTCAAAACTGATAGTGAAGGTTTTTTACCTAAACTATTAGGCAAAATGTATAATGACCGTGTTCAATTTAAGAGTAAAATGTTAGAGGCGAAAAAATTATATAACAAAACAAAAGAACCTAAATTAAAAAATGAAATTGCTCGTTGTCATAATATACAATGGGCAAAAAAGATTGCATTGAATAGTGCTTACGGTGCTATTGGTAATCAGTATTTTAGATATTATGATGTAAGACAGGCAACAGCAATTACACTTGCAGGACAATTCATTATTAGATTTATAGAACAAAAAGTAAATGAATATTTAAATAAGATATTACAAACTGAAAAGAAGGATTATATTGTTGCGTCTGATACAGATTCAATATATCTTACATTAGATACACTTGTTGAACAAGTATGTAAAGATAAATCAAAAGAACAGATATTAAGATTTATTAATAAAGTTGTTGAAGGAAGAATAGAACCTTTCCTAGAAAAATGTTTTGAACAACTATCAGATTATACTAACGCATTTAAAAATTGTATGGTAATGAAACGAGAAGTTGTTGCCGACAAAGGTATATGGACAGCGAAAAAAAGATATATGTTAAATGTATTAGATGAAGAAGGCATTACATTTGACGAACCTAAATTAAAGATTATGGGTATTGAAGCAGTTAAATCTTCAACACCTGAAATTTGTAGAACAAGAATTAAACAAACAATTAATATAATAATGAATAAAGATGAAGAAGTTTTACATAAATTTGTTAAAGATTTTAAAGAAGAATTTTTTAAACTACCTGCTGAGGCAGTATCGTTTCCTAGAAGTTGTAATAATATGAAAAAATATTATAGTAGTTCTAGTGTATTCATTAAAGGCACACCCATTCACGTGAAAGGTGCTTTAATATATAACCAACAAATAAAAGAGTTTGGTTTACAAAACAAATATCCTTTGATACAAGAAGGTGATAAAATTAAATTTGTTAAATTAAAAGAGGCAAATCCATTTAAGTTTGATGTAATAAGTTATGTTACAAAGTTGCCTAAAGAGTTTAAACTAAAAGATTATGTTGATTATGAATTACAATTTGAAAAAACATTTGTGGATCCTATTAGATTTATCTTACAACCAATAGGTTGGACACCTGAACCTAAAGCAAGTTTGGAGGCATTTTTTGGATAATAAAATTATAAATGCAGATAGTTTAGAACATTTAAAAACTTTAGATGATAATGTTTTTGATTCGTGTGTAACTGATCCACCATATCATTTAGCGTCTATTGTTAAAAGATTTGGACCAGGTCAAAAAGGTATTAATAATAAAGATGAAAAAGAAGGTCGTAATGGACCTTATCATAGAGCGGCAAAAGGTTTTATGGGAGAAACTTGGGACGGTGGAGACATTGCATTTCAAAAAGAATTTTGGGAACAAGTATATAGAACACTTAAACCTGGTTGTGTATTATTAGCATTTGCTGCCACTAGAAATTATCATAGAATGGCAGTTGCAATTGAAGACGCTGGGTTTGAAATCTTTGATATGTTAAATTGGATATATGGTAGTGGGTTTCCTAAAAGAAGAAACTTATTAAAACCTGCACACGAACCTATTGTTATGGCAAGAAAAGGTGTTAATAAAGAATTAAATTTAGATGAGTGTAGAGTAGGTGTTGAAGAAATAGATACAACAAAGAATAGAAGAAAGAAACAAGAAGGAACAATATTTAAAGGTGGTTGGAAGAACGAAGAAGGAGGCAACAAAGTAATAGGAAGGTGGCCTGCTAATGTTATGCACGATGGATTGGAAGAAGATTGGGCAAAATATTTTTATAGTCCAAAAGCAAGTAAAAAAGAAAAAGGAGATACTGAACACCCAACTGTAAAACCATTAGAGTTAATGAAATACCTAATACGATTGGTAACTCCTAAGGATGGATTAGTTTTAGACCCATTTGCTGGCACAGGTACTACGGGTGAAGCGTGTCTGTTAGAAAATAGAAAGTATTACTTAATAGAAAAGACTGAAAAATATATTAAAGATATTAACAAGAGAGTAAACAAAACATTATTATGCTAGAATTGACTTTATCATTAGGATATGTTATATTAATCTATGCTTTTATAGTATGGTTATTAATGAAATGGAACAATGAAGATACTAAAAGATAATTTAAAAGACTTTTTTAAGTGGGTAAAAGGTACCGAGTTAGTTGAACTTGACAACATAGATGTATCGGAGGATCCTGTTAGACCTGAATTAACTTTAGGTTTTAGAATTACACACGGTAGAAAAATATTTGGTTTAAAATATAATGATGAAATAGAATCAATAATTTGCGTTGCATTTTGTCCTGAAGTACCTTATACTGTTAGAGAAATGGATTATATGTCCAGAGTAAGTGATGGTAAGATTGTCATTGCATATACGGTATGGTCTCGTAAAAGAGGTGCAGGTAAAGAGATAGTAAATAAATTAGGTGAGTGGGTAAAGAAAAATAAAAAAGAAAGATTGGTAACTTTATCACCATTAACACCTATGGCAACACACTTTCATATTAGAAATGGTGCAAAACAAATACATATAAATGATGAAACTCAAAACTTTGAGTATAATATATGACAGATTATATAAAAAAATATGCAGATCAAAATGGTTTGCCAATTATGGATCAAATAACCTTTGAAAGGTTAACAAACAATATTGGCAAAGAACAATTTAGATTAGATTTAGCAGACTATATTGAGAAGTATAGACCAGTATTTCCTCTAAAGAAAATATCTTTAGATGATGTAAGAAATTCATTTTACGATTTACAGAAACAAGATATTACCAAGTATTGTAAACTCAATGACAATAATGTTAAGGAGAAATATGATGACTACAAATATAATTATAAAGATTATGGTCTAGGTATTATAGACGCACCATCAACTTATAATAATGTATCTAATTATTTTCACCAAAAGTTAAGATTAAATTGTTCAAGTTATAGTTTTAAAGCACCTTTAGATGTATGGTACAATGGCACATCAAAAGATATATGGCGTTGTCTAGGACCTATATGGCGTGGTATCAACGATATGAAGAAGGTTATGGTTGAAGGCAACGAAGAATTAAGAGGTGGCAAGTTAACTGAAGCAAGTTATTTAAGTGCCTTTAGATTAGGTACATATATTGCAACTCAATTTAAACCAAATGTTGCTAAAACTATTTACCAATTAACCAAAGCAAAAAGAGTTTTAGATACAAGTTGTGGATGGGGAGATAGACTTGCTGGTTTCTTTGCCTCGGATGCTGAGGAGTATATAGGATGTGATCCAAACCCTAATACTTACAAACAATATATGGAACAGATTGAAACATATAATAGTTTCTTATCTAAACCTAAAAAAGTTAAGATATATAATTGTGGTGCTGAAGATTTACCTTGGGATGATATAAAAGATATTGATTGTTCATTTACAAGTCCACCATATTTTGCTACAGAAGAATATAATAAAGGTGGAGAGAAAGAAGAATTACAATCTTGGTTCAAATTTAATGAGTATCATAAGTGGAAAGTTAATTTCTTCTTACCTGTATCACAAAAATGTTTTAACAGATCAAAACATACATTAATTAATATTATGGATCCAACTGTAAAAGGTAAAAGATATAGAAGTTGTGATGAAGTAGTTGATATGTTAAAAGATAATTTTGTAGGTCAGATTGGTATGAGAATTATGCAAAGACCTAAATCAGATAAGTTATTTGAAACAGAAAAAGAAAAATTAGAATTTATGAACAAAACATTTATAGAAAATGTTTGGTATTTTTCTAAAGATAAAACTGTTGATTTATTTAAGTCAGCAAGGAAAGGTACGCTTGATAGTTTTTTTTAATAAATATTATGATGGCAATACAAGACAAAGACTACAAAGATTTAAAGGAATATTGGGACTATCAAAGAAAGATAGAATACAATAAAGAGTGTGTTTATAAAATGGCAGAAAAATTTGAAGGAAGAGCATATAATGATTTTGGTCCTATTCATATTGATGATGTAAAAACAATGTTATGGGATAAAATTAAATCAACTGAATATGAGGATCCACCTAAAAGTTGGATACCTAGAGACCCTAAATTTAGATTTGAATGGGAACCTGATCCTGACGCACCTAAACGACTCACACAACCAAAAGGAAGACCAGTTGTATTAAGAGCAAAGGATTATACAACGAAAAATCACGGAATTTTAGATGATATATAATAATGAGAATAGTAATATATAGACGATATAATGATTATATTTACCACGATTTTCCTTCAAAGGAACTTGACAAAATCAAAACTTTCCTGTATAATGAGAATATCAAATGGTACATAATATCTTATAATGATAAGGAGATGATAGAATATGAACAACAACTTTCTTAAAGACATAATTAAAGAAACAGGAAATGAATATGCTTCACTAGTAAGTGATGGTGTTGATTCGGCAGATATAACAAGTTTTATAGACACAGGATCATATTCATTTAATGCTTTACTATCAGGTAGTATCTATGGCGGAATGCCAGGTAATAAAATTACTGCTATCGCAGGTGAGGCAGCAACTGGTAAGACTTTCTTTGCATTAGGAATTTGTAAACATTTTTTAGATACAGACAAAGACGCAGGTGTTATTTACTTTGAATCAGAAAGTGCTATTTCAAAATCAATGATTGAAGGTAGAGGTGTTGACTCAACTAGAATGGTTGTAGTACCTGTTGCAACCGTACAAGAATTTAGAGCACAATCAATAAAAATTTTAGACAAATATATAGAACAACCAGAAGATAAAAGAAAACCTTTAATGTTCGTGTTAGATAGTTTAGGTATGTTATCTACAACTAAAGAAATGGCAGACACAGCAGAAGGTAAAGAAACAAGAGATATGACTAGATCACAAATAGTCAAATCTACATTTAGAGTTTTAACGCTTAAGTTAGGCAAAGCAAATGTGCCTTTAATTATGACCAATCACACTTATGATGTTATTGGTTCTATGTTCCCACAAAAAGAAATGGGTGGCGGTTCAGGTTTGAAATACGCTGCTTCATCAATCATCTATCTAGGTAAACGAAAAGAAAAAGAAGGTACCGAGGTAGTTGGTAATGTAATACATTGTAAAAATTATAAATCACGGATAACAAAAGAAAATGCTAAAATAGATGTACGATTAACTTACAAACACGGATTAGACAAATACTATGGTCTTTTAGAACTTGCTGAACAAGCAGGTATCTTTAAGAAAGTATCTACAAGATACGAATTGCCAGACGGCACTAAAGTATTTGGTAAGTCAATCAATACAGAACCCGAAAAATATTATACAAAAGAAACATTAGATAAGATTGATGAATATGCCAAAAGAAAATTCTCCTACGGATCAGACGAGGAATAAACCTTACACATTTGTACAAAAAGAAGAAGACGATTTTTCTTGTATCAAAATCACCGAAGGTAAATATAAAGATATAATCTTTCATTATGGTAAGGTTGGATTTGGAAAAGATGAGAATCCAGATGGTACTTTACCTATGAAGTTTGATTATACAGTTAAGAGAAATCCTAATGACTTGGATTTGCTTGACAATAAAGAGTTTATAGATTATATTGGTGACCTATTGTTAGAATTATTAGATGAGAAATTAAAAAGTGGAGGCAAAATTGAGTAATTATATTTCAGTATATGATGATGTATTAAAACCAAATCAATGTCAACACTTGATTGATAAGTTTGAAGATTCAAAACATCAATGGCAAAAAACAGAATTAAAAGGTCATAGGTCTTTTACAGAAATTAATATAAATTTAAATACAGATTGGAAAGAATATGTGGATATAGTATATAATACATTGAGACCATATATTGATAAGTATATTAAAGATAATAAGATAGATAAAGTTAAACAATGGCCAGAAAAATTTGGGTTTGAACAAATCCGTTTTAAAAAATATGAAGTTAATAATACAGATGAATTTCAGGAACACGTGGATGTGTTGGACTATGCTAGTGCTAAAAGATTTCTTGTATTCTTTTTATACTTAAAAGATAATGAGGCAGGTCATACATCTTTTCCTGAATATGATTTGAAAGTTCAACCAAAGGTAGGTAGACTATTAATGTTTCCACCTTTATGGACTCATAAACATATAGGACACAAACCAATAAAAGAACCAAAATATATAATAGGAAGTTATTTACACTACATTTAATATGGAAAACGAAAGAATAGAAGTTACAATATTAAGAAACCTTATTTTTAATGAGGACTTTACTCGTAAAACTTTACCATTTATAAACGAAATCTATTTTCCAAAGAGAGAAGAAAAGATTTTATTCCAAGAGATTGATAACTTTGTACAGAAATATAAAAATTTACCTACTAAAGAATCATTATTAATAGAGTTAGGTTATCGCAAAGATATAAATGAACAAGAAAATAAAGTAGTAAAAGATTTATTAACTACACTTAATGCTGAAGATGTTGAACAAAAATGGTTA